AAGCGTAAGCAGAAGCGCGACAACGCTCGCAAGCGCCTGAAGAAGATTAATCAGACTATCAATATAGACGATGTGGTTAGCACTCCAAAAGGTGCAGGCGTTGTCAAGCGCATCAGCTCTTATGGGTTTATTGACGTGAAGTTCTCTAACGGCGTACAGCAGAGTTTTTTGAAAGATCAGGTAACGCCGATCTAAGACTAACCCCTGAGGCACGGCAGGGATATTTTTAACCCAATTTTTTAACCTCGTTTGGGACTTTTTGTTGAATTTATAGCAGCGAAGGGCGTGCCACCTTCGCGTTTTGAAAAAAGAACAATGGAGACATACAAAAGGCAGGCGGTCTTTGCAGAGCTAACAGATTATGACCCTTTAGCTGAAGAACATCACTTCATCGAAGTCACGCAATGGCATAACGGTGAAGGCTTTGACGTTGAAGTACAGGCAGAAGAGGCGTTCAAGTTTGACCTGACGTGGTTTCAATTCGACGCCCTGAAGGCAGCAATCGAAAAATTAGAACAATTATGACCAACATGGAAAAAGCAAAGGCAGACGCTGAAGCCAAAGCGCAGATTGATTTTGCCAAGGGGTTGGAATCTGACCCCGGTAGGCATCAAGCAAAGCGTGAATCAGCATGGTGGGAGTGGTACATGCATAAGTATATCGAACTGATTAACGAGAAGTATTCAAAACAGGCTAATCAGCAGTACAAAAAAGAATTCGAGAACATCCTTAAACGCTTCGCATGAGCATAAAAACAGCCCTACAAATCATCAAAGACTACCAAATCTGGCGCAGAGGCGGTACGCACCCCATGCCGAACCCTACCTATATCGGGCAGGCGTTTGATGTGCTTGTCGCCTATGTTGAGGGCATGGAGAAAGCGGAGACGTTAATTGATCTAGTGTACTGCCACCCATCTGTCACAGATGAAGGCTCTGAAGGCGTAAAAATCAAGGAATCAGAAGCCCCCAAGTGGGTAATTAGTCACTTTTCAAATCATTGGAAATGATAACCAAATACCCATACCCAACCTTCTACAGCCGCCAGGAAAAGACGGTAATGCTCGTAACTGACAAGCTCGGCATGGAGACAAAACCCGCCAAAGCCCTCCACTACGGCTATGAGCCAGGCGACGAAAACTTATCTGAAGCAGCAGTACAGCAGCGCATCTTCATGCACCATTGGAACACCTACAAGGACGAACGCGGCAGGCTGTACCACAACAACAACAACTCCCACAGCCGTAAGAAAGGCGCGATTATGAAAGGGCAGGGCGTCATAGCTGGTGTGGCAGATTTGACGTACCTGTACTTAGACGATGACTTATGTGGGCGTGTTGCTTACTTAGAGATTAAGCTACCGGGCGAACGCCAAAGTGCAAAACAGAAAGAATGGGAGGCAATTGTTCGGGGACTTGGCTTCAATTACTTTATCATCCGAAGTATCGCGGATTTTGAGGCGGTGAGGGATATGCTAGTCGACACAAGCATGGTGTTTTAATTTTATGTATCTTTGAAAGTGATGAGCAAGCTAACCAAAAAACAGGAGGCATTTTGCAGGGAGTATGTTGTTGACTTCAATGGCACACAGGCAGCTATTAGGGCGGGCTATAGTGAAAAGACGGCTAATGAGCAGGCTGCCCGATTGTTAGCGAATGTTAGCATATCCAACCGCGTGAAAGAGCTAAGGGAAGAACACTCTCAGCAGCTTGAAATTACCATCGAAGAGCTTACAAATTTCTTCCGTTCTATCATGGAAGACGAAGAGCAAAAAGGTGCTGACCGTATCAGGGCAGCCGAAAACCTTTCCAAGCGTGTTGGCTACTACGAAGAGCACAACAAGCAAAAGCAGCCACCTGCACCGCCGCAAATTATTATCGGTGATTGAGCAAACCAATCAAAATACCAAAGAAGTACAAACCGCTTTTCGACCAGTCACACGGGAAGCGCTATATTATCATTACGGGTGGTAGAGGCTCCGGCAAGTCCTTTGCTGTCTCTGCATTTATCTGTCGGGACATTTGGGGCGCACCAGGTAAGCGAGTGCTGTACACCCGCTACACGATGGCATCAGCGGAGATAAGTATTATCCCGGAATTTACCGAAAAAATAGAGCTACTCGGCGGGCTAGACTTTTTTGACGTCAAAACAAAAGACATCACGTGCACTGCTACCGGCTCCGACATTCTTTTCCGGGGCATCAAAACAAGCTCCGGCAACCAGACCGCTAAGCTCAAATCTATACAAGGGGTAAGCACCTTCGTGATTGATGAAGCAGAAGAGATGGTGGATGAGGCAAGCTTCGATAAGATAGACCTATCTATCAGGACAAGCAATGCAAAGAACAGCGTAATACTCATTTTGAACCCCACTACCAAAGAGCACTGGATATACAAGCGCTGGTTTGAAAACCACCTGAGTTTTATAGAGGTGGACGGGCAGCAAATCCCGGTAAGCAACCACCCTGATGTTATCCACATTCATACCACCTACCTTGACAACTTACAGCACCTTGACAAGTCTTTCCTTTCTCAGGTAGAGCGCATCAAGCGGGACAACCCCGACAAATACCGAAACCTGATCTTAGGTGGCTGGCTGGAAAGGGCAGAAGGCGTAGTCTTCACCAATTGGATTACAGGCGCATTTGACGAATCACTACCTCACTGCTACGGCCTAGACTTCGGCTACAGCCCCGACCCGACAGCACTGGTTAGAGTAGCAATAGACAATAAGCGCAAGATACTTTACCTTGATGAGTGCCTGTATGCTAACGAGCTATCTGTAGACCAACTGATAGAATCAGTACGGGGGGCAATCAAAAGCCAGCGCGATTTAATTGTATGCGACACTAACGAGAAGCGGACAGTGGCGGCGATGGCTAAGGCGCGGCTGAATGTTAGCAAGGCGCTGAAATACCCAGGCAGCGTGATAGACGGAATCAGGGACATGCAAGACTATAGGATGATCGTAACGCCTAGCAGCACCAACTTAATCAAAGAGCTTAACAACTACGTTTGGAATGATAAAAAAGCGAGCATCCCGGTAGATGAGTACAACCATGCCTGTGATGCTGCACGCTATGCCAGCCAACGGCTAAGCCTCAAGTACAACAAACGCAAAAAATAACTATCTTCACCCCGATGTTTTTTTCATACTTATGCTACTTTTCACCCCTGCCTATCCGGTAGGGGTTTTTTAGTGTTTGACATTTCCAAATTTTTATCATATTTTTGTTGCAACTATTTGTTAATCCCGTGCGAACGAGCCAGCACGATCATAAACCATACAGAAATGGCATTATGTTCCTGCCCTCCCGGCTCAGCAATCGGTGACATTACGTTGCCCACCTGTTTGGAGGACTTCGGTCAAATCCAAAAGATGATCTTTCAGCGTGTGTACTCCACAGGCACTACCAAAAACAAGTTTACAATTGCATCAGCAAACCCGAATGTGATTGCATCGTGGTCACCGCTGTTGTCCGCCTCTGACGGCACAAAGGCGGTGCAGACCCCGTTTACTGAAGGCGTTACCAACACTCCAGGTGAACCCCGGCTAGTCGGCGGCGGCAATGACTCCCTCGGTGGCAAGCAGGCTGTGAAAGGCGCTAACCTTGACCTGTTCGAGGGTAACTTTTACGAGCTGCCGCAGAGCATCGCAAAGGAGATCCGCGCCTATGAATGCGAGATTTTCGGCGTGTACCTTATCAACGAATACGGGCAGATCGGCGGCCTTGCTGACGACAACAGCAACCCGACAGAGTTCTACCCCATCCCGGTAGCTGATAAGACGTTCTTCCTCGGGCAGAAGCGCTTCGGCGGCTTTGATGAGCGTGACGCCAACGCATTCCGCTTTGAGGTACTGCCTAATATCCTGGACGAGTTCTACGTGGTAACGCCAACGGACTTCAACCCGCTTGACAAACTCGCAACATCGTAAGATGGAAGAAACGACAATATTAATCCACCCGCAGTCCGGTAAGCCCTACGAATTTGAGGCAGAGCACGCCAGGCGGATTCTAGGCATGGGCCACGGGTGGAAAAAGCAAAAAGGGACAAGCAAAAAGCAAACGGCAAGTGCTGCAAAAAAACGAGATACAACAACTACTGGAAGCAAAGCGCAGCAGGACGATGATTGCGGATGCAATAAGTCATGAGCAGCGCGTGCGCTTTCATACTGATGTATCTCTAAGCCAACGCCATGCTGAGCAGTACACTACTGAATTTCTGAATTGGGTTAGAGACCTGATACCGGAGCAGAAATATGAGGTGTTCTGTTCGTTGTTCCGGTTTCCCGGTAAGACAGTAGAGCTTACCGAGCAGATTTACTCAGCACTTGAAAAGATTTTCGACGGCAAAAACGCTGTCTTCAACTACGAATTTACCACGCCGGAAGCGGCGCAGGATTGGGATGAGTACAGAGATCAGGTGCTAAAGCAGCAACGCAAGTGGCGCACAAAGGGGATGGATGCGCTGCGTTCGATGCCTAACTCTATACTCGTCGTTGACATGCCGGAAGACAACACTGATGCTTATTGGTATTGGCTGAACATTGATAGCGTTATTGACTACGAATTAGAAGAGGATGGGGTAACATTTGATTACCTGATTTTCTACACCGATGAGGATGAAATAGCTGTTATTGATGATGAGGCAGTGCAGGTCTACGACTACACTGATAAGGAGCTAGGGGAGTTGAAGCGTCAAGCGGTTCACGGGCTTGACTACTGCCCGGCACGGTTCTTCATGTCTGACGCTATCAACTTCAGGCAGCAGGGTGTTAAGCAGAACCCGATCACCAAGCAGCTCGGCGACTTGGACTGGTATCTGTTCTTTGCTATCTCTGAACGCCACTTGGACCTGTACGGAGCTTACCCGATCTATTGGGGCTTCGCTCAGGATTGCGATTACAGCGCACCGGACAACAGCCGTGATGGTTTTGTATATTGCGACAGCGGTTTTTTGCGCAGGGATGCAGACAATACCTACGTGCTAAGCCGGTCAGGCAGCCGGGGGCATGGGCATGGCATACAGCGCTGCCCTATCTGTTCAAAGCGGAGGATTAACGGTGCAGGCTCTTTCGTTGAGGTGACGCCTCCGGGGCTTGAAAACGACAAAGCCGACCTTCGTGACCCGGTAGGTATTGTTAGTGTCGACCGCAACAGTTTAGACTATGTTCGCGAAAAGCGCCGTGCTTATGCGCTTGAGATATTCCAGGCGGTGACAGGCACCGGCGGCGAGATGAGCAAGGACCAGGCGGTAAATGAAAAGCAGGTTATTGCATCCTTTGAAAGCAAAGCGCAGGTGCTACGCAATTTGAAACGTCAATTTGAATTAGCGCAGCAGTGGGTGGATGAGACTATTTGCAGGCTCCGTTATGGCGCTGCTTTTGTTTCGGCGCATATCAATTACGGCACTGAGTTCTACCTGCACGAACCTGCTGAATTGCTTGAGATGTATCAACAGGCGAAAACTGCCGGTGTTGATGATAAGGTGCTAGGCATGTTGCAGTCTGAATACTACGAAGTACGCTATAAGAATAACCCGAACGAGCTGCAACGGGTGCGCATAATGTCGGACCTTGACCCGTTTAGGCACCTTGACAAAACGCAGGTGCAGGCGATGTACCAAGCCGGTGAGATTGAATATGAGGACTACATGCTAAAGATGAACTTCAGCACATTGATAGCCCGCTTCGAGCGCGAGAATACAAGCCTGTTGCAGTTCGGTGAGGAACTGGATTATCAGGTGAAGATACAGCGGATTGCTGATGTATTACGGGGATATATTGTACAACCTGCCGGGGATGCTCCGGCGCAAACCACAACTAATGAGTAAACGAGATGAACGTTTTAACCGGGTTGACGAGCTGCTGCTAACAGGCATGGCCGATGAAGACATCATTGCCCACGTGTGCGATGAGTACAGCGTTAAGCCTGCAACAGTAGAAAAAGACATTGAAACACTCCGGGCGCAAAATGAGCCGTTGCCGTTTGGCGATGACAACACCCTACTTGACGACCTGCTGAGCAACAAGGTAGATGCGCACGAGGCAGACCTGAGCCAGATCGGCTACGAAGTGCCCAAGGGCGAAGAAAAATTTGTTCACGCGCTTATTGAGGTACCGACCTACAACGATGGGCGGCCACCGAAAAAAGACAGCAAGCCACGAATCCAAAAGTTCGATGCAAAGAGCTGGACGACCTTTGCCACTTACCACGTAGCACAGGGCTATGTCATCCACAAGGTGCTGCACCTACCGAAAGGCGTCAAAGGTATTGAAGAGATGAACATTTTCGGCGCTGAACGCAAAGTATAACCAAAACCAAAACCAATGCCACTTACGAAGGACATTATCAAAGAGCAAGCCGCACTACAAAGCCTGACAGATGAGCAACTACAGGCACTTGAAAAGCTGTCAGCTAACTCAGAGCAGAGCGCTGTCAACGAAGCAATAGCAACAAAAACCCGCGAAATGTGGGACAGGCTGGACGCTGACATCAAGGAGGTTTTCGGCAAGGATAAGCCTCGTGAAATCAAGTCATGGGAGTTGCTCAAGCAGACGCTAACTGATGCGAAAGTGCAAGCTGAGAAAGCGTCAGAGATAGAAGGCAACCTATCGAAGCTACAGGCAGAAAAGAAGCTGCTTGAAGACCAGCTCAAAGAAGGTGACAAATCCGGGTTGCTATCCGGGCGCATCGAGAAGCTAGAGCAACAGATCAAAGACCGCGACCAGCAACTCGAAGCCTTGAAAAGCCAGGTGCAGGAAAAGGAAAATGAGTACAAAACACAGCTAGAGCAAGAGCGCGACAAGCTCGACCGGTTCGAGTTTGAGAAGCACATAGACAGTGCTTTGCAGGGCGTTCAGTTCAAAGCTGAGATACCTGAATCCATCCGCGAGACGTACATCAGGACAGCCAAAGAGAAAGTGCTGTCACAGTACAAACGCGATTGGATGGAAAAAGACGGCAATCGCATTCCTATCTTCCGTGACGATCAGGGGAATATCGTCACTAACCCGAAGAACCTACAGGAACCGTTCAAGCCTCAGGAGCTGTTCTTGAGTGAAATCAAGGACGTTCTGAATGAGGGCAACAAAGGCGGTGGCGGCACCAAACCAAACGGCAACAGCCAGGGCAAAAGTGTAGCTATTACCGGCAACCCTCGCACCAAAAGCGAAGCCACGCAGCTTATCCGGGAATCCCTGATGAAGCAAGGCATCGCTGCTGACAGTGATGAATATCACACAAAGATGCAACAGGCATACACAGAGCTTAACGTTTCTGAGTTGCCCCTGAAGTAAACAATTTTCAGTAATCTTTTTGGTGCGAACGAGCCAGCGCCAAGCCACAAAAACTTAAAACATGAGTTTAGTGAACACGCTGGCGTTAGAGTTTCGTGCGCAAGCGCCAGAATTTGACAAAAACGAGTTTCGCGTTACCCGCGCAGGTGCTTTTGACACCTTCAAACGCCAGGGGGATGCACCCTCAAGCTGGTTGACTGCCGACCTGATCGAAAAGGTGCGGCGCAGCTTCGGTAATACCGTCAAGCTCCCAGCTATTCAGTACAAAGATGTGACCATCCGCAGTACCCGCCCTTTGGTTATCCCTGCCGATGAGAACACCAGTGCGCTGTACACTTTGACCTTCACCACGCTGGCGTATGGTTTCAAAATGTACCCGCAGCAGCACTTCAACAACGATGTGACCTATCAGCAGGACTTCAACAAGAAGTTTGAGGCGATGATTGTCAAGATGATGAGCACACTCGAAGGGCTGGCAGTTACTCAGCTGGAAGCGCAAAAGACGCAGGTGATTGGCGATGTGACCGGCGGGCATGTGTTCTCCGGCAACGTAGTCAGCGAGACAGCGCCAAGCCTTAAGGAGAGCTACATCCTGTCCGACCTTGACCCGATGATGATGTCCAACGACTTCTACGGCATGACGATGGACGTGATCGGCAACCCCGGTTTCCACGCTATCATGAAGCGGATGGAGGGCTTTGGCGAGTTCAATCAGCAGGACCGCACGCTGCAATTCATGAACAAGAACATGCACTTCACCAACGGCATCAGCAATGCTGACGGTAAGCGTGCCACCGGATTTGCAGTAGCAGACGGGCAGCTCGGTATTGTTACCCGCGTTGAGCCGGACAGCCTTGCAGGTACCACCCTTGCCGATGGGCATGAGTGGGGCACTGTATTGGTGCCAGGGCTTGACCTGACGTTCGGCAGCTACTACTACGAAAAAGCAGTAGATGCAAGCTCTCTGCACTCCGGTACTACAGGATTGACCCGGACTTACGAGCAGGCGTTCGACTTCGCTATTGACATCGCGTTCCTGACGCCTTACAACAGCGATGCAACGACCATCCCGACTCCGATCATCAAGTTCGACATCGCAACGAGCTAGAATAATGTGAACCCGAAAGGGCGATCATAGGTGAGTGTTCCGCTAGGTAGGTAGCAAATGAGCTACCGCCTAGCCTTTTCAACCTTCAAAATTTTCGCATCATGAAAATCCATATCCTTATTATAGCGCTTGTCGCCTTCATTGCATTCGGTTGCACGGAGGAACCGCCAGCGCCAGTCAACAACCCTGAGCCTGTTGGTGCGCAATTCGCGCCGGTGACTAACATTAATGCCACGCAGGATACCCTTGAGACATCAGGCAGCCTTGATACTGCCATCTTTTCTCTCGGTACTTTCGGTATTGCTATTGACTACGATGTGCAGCTAAGCACGTCTGTAGAATCAGGCACAGGCAATTACACCCTGTACGTACAGGCAGCGCTGAACCGCGCAGGCACCGAGTACGCCACCCTGCATACCCTTACCAATACTACCGACACGAGCGTTGTCTTTTCCGGCAACCTAAACGGAGGTAAGATGCGGGTGCTCGCTGTTGCGCCTCTC